TAACTGAACCTGAAGGAACCCCAGATCCCCACTGTAACGCTCCACTTCCACCATTATCGTTGATTAGGTCGGAGCCTCCGATTTTAAGTATTCCTGACATTGTTATTTTGTTGGTTTAGTGGGAAATACTATTTTACTTGGATTACTATTTGATGCAGGCAGATCACGCAAATCCTGTCTGTATTTTTTCATTGCATCAGAAATGTTTCTGTCACTCAAAGCATAAACATCTGTTTCACTTAGTAATCTGTCACGTTTATCTCTAATTTTATCAAATAACTGTTCATTTGTTTTAGGTGGATCACTAAATGTTCCGTCTTTATTTTGAATCATTCCGCAACAAACATTATTTGGTATTTCTGTTAAAGTTGTGTCTGTTTCGTATGTTTTAAAAACGACAACTTTGTTTTCTATTTTTGCGTATGCCATTTTTATTATTTTAATTTATAAATTACTACTAATAGATAAATAACATTTTCGCCAAAATTAGCTGGCACTCCACGACCATTTGATGATTTTGCTTGTGCAAATCGATGTCTAATTTCATAAACATTATTTGAAGTAATGGTATGAATAAAAGATCCAAATGATCTAGTTACGTGGTTTGCGCCTGTGTCAGTATATTCTGATGTTCCAAGTTCTAAAATATCCGTACCCGTAATATCATATAAAAGAGTCTGATGCTCATTAGACTTAAGTGCTGGTGCTGACCAATTGATTAAATAGGTTCCTGCTCCTAGTGTAAATTGATCTAATGATATTGAAACAATATTGTCAGGATCGCTGATTTTTGTATTTAAATCCCTTGTTAAAAAACCACCAGTTGTTGATGACCCTCCGTCACCTACAGCCGATTTTTCATCTGCAATAATTGCAATTGATATAGGATTACCAGTACTACCAGCAGGGAAAACAGTATCAGACCCTATACTAGCGTTACTTAAATCAATCTTATTAGTGCTAGTATTCTTAACACCTAGTGTCGTACCACCAACTTGTAATGTTCCCATTATTATCTCACATCAAAAGTACCGCCAGTATTGACGTTCAAGGTTCCTGTAACATTTACTTCGTTCAAAACAGTCAGTGATCCGTTGCACGTTACTGTACCTGAGAAAGTCACTGGTCCTACAACCATACTTCGGTCATTTGTATTCACTGTTACGGAACCTGTGTACGAGTTTGAATTATGTACCATTCCGTCTTTTAATCGTAATTCTGCCATTGGTTATTCTGGTTTAGTTATATGCTTTCACCTATTTTTACAAATTGGAAATAACTTAATAAAATATTATCTGACAAAATGGACATATCATTTGTTGAAGTTGCTCCATGTGGTAATAATTTTATATTTGTAGAATTAATATTTAAAATGTTACTACCAGATAGAAAAAATTTAGTTGGGATGGTGTTACCTGAGCCACCTACATCAGAAGTAAATGTCTGACTAAGTAGTATGCTGGAACTACTGGTGGTTGGCGTTGACCCATCAGTTGTATGAGCCATTTGAAATGATATTGCCCTTGAAGGTTCATCGTCAGATAAGTTGATCACATAATTGAATATGTAAACTCCAGTTTGACTAAATGAGAAAACATCACTGCTCACTGTAACAACGCCACTTACTGGAGTATAAAACGTGTTTGAATATGCTGTGCTTGTTATTGCTACTCCAACCGTTGTAAGGGCTGATTCAGTAATTTTAAAAGTGTCTATTCCATTTACTACTTTAACTCCACCCCCAATAGTCCCTGCGCTTAAAGTCCCACCTAAAGATACATTATTACTACTGTCTAAAGTTATATTATTCCCACTAGCACTTGGGTGCTTCAGTGTCTGCATCTTGACAACGGAACCACCATTCTGCGATTGAATTTCGTCTGTTTTTAATATTGATGTCATTACTCAGGTACAGTTTGAGATGCTAAAAATGTTTGGTAATTTTCTTTAACTTCTGAAGTCATAACCGCATTAAATTGGGCTAAAACTACTGGATCAGTTATTGTTGAAACATCGTGATCTGGGTTCAAAACGTAACGATGATAATTTTGTGAAAGTAACTTCCCATCTTCAAGCACCTGAATTGCTTCACGAACCTGAATGCAGTAATGATCCAAAACTTTTACTGTTTCCGCTTTGTCTGTGACTTTTTGTTTAGAAAGTGCCATTTTAAGATCCTGCTATATATTGTGCTGTAAAATAGAAAACATTATCATTACCAAAAGACACTGCCGATCCCCCTAAATAAATTGCCATTGTATTTGTATTTGATGTAATCATAATTGAATAAGTTTCGGAATTATTATAGTTCTGCCAAGTGACAAGTCCTCCACCTCTAAACTTTTCACCATTAGCACAATTAAATGGTAATCCTCCATACGTTGCTACAATAGTTCCACTTGATGCGGCATAAACAATTCCTGAGATTTTAACTAACCTTCCAATTTTTATATATTCACAATGGGTATTATTAGCTTGTAAACCTCCGCTATTGGTTAAAGTAAAGGAACCCTGCTCATAATGATCAAGGAGTTCAGCGTTTCCAGAAGTGTCTGGTGTAGTCCCTGAAACAGAAGATGTAGTTTGATTACTAAAATCAATTCCTTTGCCGTTAGTAATTTTTATATTTTCCGCAAAAGTTGCTTCACCATTAGTGGCAATACTAATAGAATTATTTGCACCAGTTGCGTCTTTAATTGTGCCAGTAGCGATACTTTGAGATGCCTTAACTACACCAGTGTTTGTAATCGTCAAAGCATCAGTATCACTCGCTGAACCTATTGTCCCACCATCGGGTATTACGATTCCTGTCATACAATTACCATTATTGCGCCTGAAGCAATTTCAAGAGTTCCTGTCGAAGAGATTGTTAAGGGTCCAGCGGCTACTGCCGTTTCATCTGCGGCAATAGTCACGCTTGTCGAAATCGTGTTTTTGTGTCGGATAATGCCTTGTTGACTTCTCACACCGCTTGCATCTATTTTCGCGACAGTGCTGCCGCCAGCCTTCACATCCACTTCGCCCTTTGTGCTTTCCTGGATGCCTGTTGCTATGTTTCCGCTCCTAATCATTATGCACTCGCGTTATCAAGGACTGACAACCAAACATCAACAGCGTTATCGCTTGTCACATAAACATTGTCGTTATTGTCTAGCACGATTTTCCCGGTTATAACCTCTATTGCGCCACCCACAGGGATGGTTGCTTGCTTACACAGATAGATGTTGCTGCTGCCATCATGTATATAGGCATCCACAGTCACAGTCGCGGTGTGTGCGTTTGCTATGGAAAATCCTATAATGATATCTGCCTGGGCAGCATCACTCGCATTTGATTGATGAATGGAAGTTGCTGTTGTAACGCCGTTGCTTGTGTATCTATTGAAAGTTGCCATATCATCCTAGAGCCAGGGCCATGGCTATTGCTTTTGCCGTGGCAGTTGAAGGTATTGTGGTGTTTACAGTTGTATCGAATTCTGCGTTGATCAGCTCCACAGTCTGGTTGCTGTAGTTCCCCCAAGTGTCAATTGCATTGCCCAGAATCGGCTGCCTGAATCCTCTGCTAGTTGTCGCGTATTCATCCGCTGTGGTTGCGATGACTCCGCCCATGCCGCTGTGGTTACTGCAATAATAGTAAAGGGCTGCTGGGGTGCTGCTAGTGACCGCGATCTGCGTGTATGCCCCGCTGCTGCCGGGTGTGCCTGCTGTGGTTACGCCTGTTGTGTATGCTGACCCTCCGCCATGAGTCCCATCACTGGTTGTAGAAAGACGCAGAGGGTGTCCGCCGTTTAAGCTGTCAGACTGATCAAACTTGTAGGTGATGTTGTGCCCAAGATCCAGGGCCTGCTGGCTGTAGCCATCGATGACGAACTTGCCGCCTTGTACCTTCACATAAAAAACGTAATCCATATCAGCTCAACGTGGGATATTTAGCTAAAATGATGTAATTGATGACCTGGAAGGGCTGTATGTTATTGTGAGCTCCTCCGCCTCCAACAGCCGCGTTGGTTAGAGACACATTGACTGAGTGGCTGTGTGTTGGATTTGTGATGTTCAAAACCGCGTTCCCGGTGTTAACAGTCAGTGAAGTGCTGGTTGTGGTTCCGCCATTAGAAGTAGGATATTCTTGAGCTGTCCCATCGTTATCATAATCTAGTCCTTGATAGTCACCTACCACAGGGTTTGTGTAGCTGTGTGTATGTGGATTAGGCGAAATGCTGTGCCCGTGCCCTGTGTCTTCGACATTTGTCTGTTGTGCGACAGAGTCTGTGCCTGTGTTGGAAAGACTGTTTGCGTGTGTATGGGAAGGCAGCTCGCTTATTGCCAGCGTTACAGATTCCTCTCCACCTGTTGCCGCGATGCTTCTGCTGCTCCTGTCATTACTGCCATCGCTGTTATCGTCTATCGCACTGCTGTTGTATCCCACTGGCACACGAGCCCTGAAGTCAGGCAGATTGAAAGTGGTGCTGCCATCCCCGGTGCCGTAGGTTACCCCGATCACTGTGTATAAATCGCTGTAGGTAGTGCGAGATATCGCGCTGCCATCACATACCAGCCATGAGCTGTTTGGTGCGGTGCTTTTAGGCCAAAGCTGTACCAAACCGATTGGGCACGCTGCTGCTATAAGTGTGTCGAGGTTGCCGATAACAGTGTTTAATTTGCCACCCCATGTGGATCGGCTTGCTCCTACTTCTGGCTGGACCAGAGAGAACGTAGACGTTGTGCTATCAGCCATTTGGATGTTGTCGTTGGATTGTCCAGGTTATGCTGCTTCCTGTTTGTCCCTTCCAGGCGATGTCTCCGCTGGAGGTAGCCGATGTTGTTCCGCTAATCACAGCCTGGCCTCCTGGCGTGTATTGTCCGCTGGAGCTCATAACTGCTGCGCCAAATATAAGACACTGTCCTGCCTCTCCCTCTGTTACTGGGCCAGCTATCATGGAACTAACCGCAGTTAAATACCCTTGAGGTCCAAAGTAAGGGCTGCTGGAAATTACTGCGCTACCTGTCGCAGCCGGGACTGCTCCAGCGTCTTGTACTGTGATACCAAATGCGCCTGCCCCGTATCTGTAATTCATCAGTCGAGGCGAACAGATAGTTTCTGTGCAAGGATGCGGAACACATCACCATTTTGGATGGTTTTGGTTACCGCAGAGGTGCTATCGCTGGGATCTGATAGGTTGACATAGGCAAGCAAATTTCCTGCTCCAATTGTTCCGCCATCGAACACGCCGATATGACTGACAGTGCCCCAGGTCCCTGTTGCTGTAGGAAACTCAATAGCATTAGTGTTGTATGCCTCCGTAGGGTTTGTGCCTGTCACTGTCCACGCAGAAACCTGGACCCTGGCATATGAATTAGCGTTGGCTACCTCTGTCACTGTAGCCCCGGTACTGCTATCTGTTGGGCCTGCTGTCAGCAATCCAACATAAATGCTGGCATTAGGGCTGGTGTATCCTGTGGAAGTAAAAATATGCTTTAGCAGCGCGTCTTCTAAGTAATCTGAAAATGCCATGTTATCCTATTGGGTTGCTCAACATTCTGAGTGTGTTGCCGCTGTGCTGTGCGGTTGTGTCTGCCTGGTTTAGCCGTTCCACCTTGCTGTCATAGATTGATGCCCATAACGCTACCCTCTCGTCAGAGCCCAGAAAGGGAGCACTGTGAAGGGCAGAACCATACAGGTAGATATCGCTATGGCTATTGAGTACAAAGTTATTTGGATTCCCGTCTGACAGTGGCGTAATTTTTTTGTAGTAGACAATTTCCAGCGTTTGGCTGCTTGCCGGAGTTGGCGCAATTTCAATGGTATCCCCTATAAAGGTGTAAAACTGCGGTGTTCCCGTTCCGCCTCCGCTTTCTGATCTAAAGCGGTCAAGGGCCTCCGGGCTCCTATAGTCAAGAACCGCTGGAGGATTGGTATTGATCTGGATGTTTCTGGCCTCCAGGAAATCGCTGGGTAGGACAGTAAATTGGTCGCTGGTAGCTCCTGTCGCTCGCGCTGTCATCTCTCTGACGCGCAGCCTTCTGTTCAGGTCAGCTTCGCATAATGTTATGAAGTCACGGATGGGGTTGGCAATATCACTGCGATTCAGCAGATCCGCTATCGCCGCCTGCAATTCGCTGTAGGTGCTTAATGCCATCAATCACTTCTTTTTTTTTGGCTGGCTCATCTCTTCGACAACTATCTGCATAACCTTGAACAGGCCTCCCTGACCCCAGTTTTTTATGATTGCATTCTGGGTAATCGTCATAGCCTCTCCTGCTGATACCATTGCACGAACTTGAGCTCTCACCGCTTTTTCAAAATCTTCCATCTGTTATTCGCCAGTTTTTGTTGTGCGAGTCATTGACCCACTTTTTCCAACGCTTCTTGTCATGGAACCAGCCCTCTTTTAAGGCCATGGCTACCACTGTTTCAGGCACGTTAGCGATAGGGCGGAACACCTCATTGCGCCGTGGCGTGTAGGCATCCCGCTCCCGTTTCGTCTGTTCCAGTTGCGGCACGATATTCTCGTGCATCGCAAAGGTAACCTCATCAGGTTCAACTATAACCTCAGAAGCAACATGACCCTTATGGTCGTAGATGAACCTGCTACTCATCAGCTACCCGGTGTGCCGCTGGTGTTGAGGTCGAAGATGGCTGCGCTCGCGGCCTCCTGGCTGCTCTCTAAGCCATATTCCACCAGGATCTGCGAGCGTTCCGCGTCACCGATTTTCGAAATTTCTTGTTGGGTGAAGGGTCGCAGATATGCCACCTTAAAATATTCCGGGTCGATCAAGAACACTGTCCTGTCACGCTGCTTGCGGTTTACAACCACCCGCAGATCCCCGAAATCGGAGGCGTAGATTGTCACGTTTGAAGTGACCATCTCAGGAGTGACTTGGACTTGAGTCCCGCCCCTGCCAGTCATCTCACTGATTGCGCGTTTATTAAATGGACCGCACATCATCACTGATGGTTCGGCTCCCGCAGCAAACGCAGTTTGCATGGTGCTGGAAAGCAGGGTTTCAGTGAACGCTCTGGTTGCGTCTGCGTCAGTCATTGCAGCAGTTTCACTGGCTGCCTGTGCTCCTGCAGTTGAGCTGCCGGGGCCTCTGTCATCGTTAGTGACAATCCAGTGCTCAAGGCCTCTTGTCTGCCTTGCAGTAGATGAGCCTCCAGCAACCTTCGGGTTGTTGGAAACTAACGCGGCCTCTACGTTGTTTTTCAGGATTCTTCCTGCCAAAGCCAACTGATGCGCGTGCTCCTGGGCAAATCCATAATTGCTGGTCGCGGCTTGGGTTCCCGTGGTTTGTGCCGTTCTGACAGAAATCTGACACACGTTACTGGTGCGTGTCTGATTGATTGCCGTATCTGCGCTAAACTCGTTTCCTTCCAACACCGCAGTAGTGCTGTCTGGAGCGGGAAGGCTCTCCAATAACCACTCGAAATTTGTATTGCCTACATCTCGCGTACCAATCATCTCCATGAATGGAGTGTCAGTGGGTGAGATGTTATAAATGATGTCTGAGACATCCTCTTCGATAACATTGTTTGGGCTGGTGCTCCTTGTGTAAGAAGTTGTTGCCCCGCTAATAAGTGACATTTTTTATCTCCTTTTATCGATGATGGCTTTAAATGCGGCTTCCGCGTCACGCGTTCTGCCTGTCTTTGCCAATTGCTCTTTGGCTTTCCTTAAATTGCTTTTCCGCCCTGGTCGCGCTGAGTGACCCTGCGGTGTCTTTGGTGGAGCACTTTTCAGAGATTCTTTCTTCTCCATCAAGCGGTCATATGCTGCTGCCTTCTGCAGTGCCAACACTGCTCTGGCATCGTAGACCTGGGAGAGCTCTTCATCGCTGTAGCCTAACTTCAGGCCAGCCGATCTCATCTCCAGCTTTGCCGCTGAAAATTTTTCTGGATCTGACCATTCTGGAAACTGATCTATGAGCTGGGTATGTGCCTGCTGCAGTTGGGCCTGCGCCTCTTGCTGCTGCTGGTACTGATACTGCTCTGCAATCTCCTGTTGCTGCTGTTGAGCTGCTTGTGCTGCCGCCTGCTTCTCTCGATATTGATCCCTCTCTATGAGATATCTGACCGGGTCACTCTGTTGGAGTTCCTGCCAATACTCTGGAGGGTGCTGCTCGACTACTGGCGGCTGCGTCTGTGCTGCTGCTGCCATTTTCGCCTGAAGCTCTTCAAGCTGTTGGAAACGCTCTGTTACCTGCTTCCTTTCGGCTGCAAGTGACTGAGTCTTCCGCGTGTAATCAATACCCTGAGATGCTCGTTCCTGAAGTTCGTCAAGGGTCAGGGTGTGTTCCTCCCCGGCTGCCTTGATGGTGAACACAGGTTCATCAGACTGCTCTTCAAGGACTACCTCATCATCGAGATCCTCTTCTGCGTCTGGTTGCTCTTCTTCAAGAGCGGGTTCCTCCTCTTCAGGAGGCTGTAGGCGATTTAAAAACGCCTCTTCTGCTGTTGGCGGTTGTTCCTGTGGAGCCGCCTCTTCAGCGATTTCTTCTTCCATTCTTCAGCTTCTTGAAATCTTCAGTTTCAAGCCTCATCCCCTGGCTCAACTTGTGAAGGTGATTCTTCACGAGCTCCAACACCTGGAGGGCTTGTAAAATTCTCGTAGTTTCGCTTGTGTCATGCGGGTCCGCTGCCCGGAGCTCTACGAGATACTGCGCTTCAAGTTCGCTGTAAATCTTCGCAAAGACCGGGTCCGAAAAAATTTCGGCTGCCCGTTCTCTTATTTTCTTTTCATCCACGGCGTGGAGGAGGTTTAAGTGGACCTGGCTTTTTTCTTCGCATTACGCTTTGAGATGGCTGCGGCCTTTTTCTTGGCATCAGCTTTACTGCTGGCTCCCCAGGCTCTGAGCGATAGCAGTAGCCTTGTTGGCTTCCCGTCTTTATACTCTGGCCCTTTCATGTTTCCCATCCTGGCTAAGAATGAGGCACGGCGCGGATTGTCTCCGCGTTTAACAGGGCGTTTTAAATTACTGCCGGGGTTTTCCCGTTCATATGATTTGCGGCCTTTTTCGTTTAGTCCGCCTTTCTTGTTTTTGCCTTCTTTGCGCTGCCAGGCACTCACTTTTTTTTCTTCGCAGTCTTGGCAGCCTGCTTAAAGGCTTTAGCCGTAGGAGCTCCTTTGCTTCCAGGCTTTCTCATTTTCTCCGGGGTCTTCCCTGCGGCCTTCTGGGCCTTGATCCGTTTCCGCTTTTTGTGGATGTTCCTATAGAGGCTCATTTTCCTACCTTTTTCATGGCGGCCTTGTGGGCTGCTGTGAAAGTTTTGCCTGCACGCATCATCTTTCGCATCTCAGCCATATGCTTTTTGGTATGATGCTCGCTGTGGCGTTTAAGCGTTGCTTCCTGCCTTTTGGTAAGAGCCATCAGTATTTTTTCTTCTTTTTCTTCATTGCTTTTTTCGCTGCCGCTTTTCCTTTTGGGGTGTAAGAAAATTTTTTCTTTCCAACTTGTGGCATGTTGTCTCCAGAAATTATTATTTATATTACAGTTAGGTCAAAAAGATTTGGGTTAACCTAAGATCCCCCCGTACTGCTGCATCATGTCCTGACGCTGTGCTAGTGGTATCTCTCCTTTAATATATTGCTCAAAAACCATCTCTGGGTCAGCTCCTAGCTGCTCTGCTGTGTAGCGGACTCTTTTCTCTACTGTGTCAATCATTCTTTCTGCCGGGCTTTCCACACCTGTCTGAGCTGCGGCACCAAACCACAGAGCTGCTTGGAAAGCTGCGGGGCTGATTCCTAGCTCTTTCGCCAGGTCGCGCTGAAACTGCTCATAAGCCATGTATTCGTTATCATTTGGCGCGTCTTCCCAAAGTGTGGGGTTAGCAAGAGCTTGCTCCATTGTCATGGTGCCCTTCTCAAATTCTTTTTTTGGCTCTATCTTAAACTTAGGTTTTTTGCCGCCTGTCTTGCTTATGGTGAATCCCATTTCCTTAAATCGCGCACCATCTTTTTCTTTTTCAAAAACAAGTGTACCTTTCAGGAAATCTGGGTTTTGTGACAACATCGCTATGGTTCTCATGTTGTGCCTGTCAATTGTCACATAGTCTTCTTGGCCTAACAGGTTGCTGGTAAAGGTCTTTCTTTTTGGCCTTTTGATGTCATCTATTTCGCCTGTGTCCATATATTCCAACACAGCATCTCTTTGTGTTTTTTGGAGTATAGATCCGTATCCTGAACCTTTTGGTGGCATGTCAAGAGGCAGCCCTTGTTCCATTAGGTGCTGGTAATATGATGCTATCCTCACATTGTCCTGGACTGAGGCTCCTGCACTTGTTGCGGAAAAAATCTGCATGTCTCTTACAAACTTCTCTTTTCCTTTTTCTTCTCCAAGCACTTGTATATATCTCTCGTACAAGGGCCTGGTTTTATACCAATCCTTGTGCTGCAATCCTGCTGATGCCATTGCCAGCATCCCCTCGCGGACTTGTGGTGACACAATTGCGTCACTCATCCGCTTTTTCACTCCTTTTCTTCTAGGAGCGTTGGGGTCATATCTTTTAATTGTTTCAGGACCTAATCCTGCTTTCCCTTCAGGCATTCCCTCGAAAAATGAAACTGGCTTGTTTGCGTCATATTCTGCGGAAAATTGACCATAGGGTTTTTTACCTTCATAAGGTGCGGCTACCCTAAAAACTTCAGCGGGTTGCAGTGGTGCGGTTCTTAACCCGGGTTGATCTGATCCAAGGTTCAGCATTTGTGGTGACGCGACATCTGCCAGCAAAGGACCAACAACTGGAGTTCTTGCCACTATTGGCGCAATAGCTTGCCCTGGTGTTTGCAGCTCTGTTTCTGGACTAATGAGCCCTGGCTGGGCTTCCATTCTTAACGGGAGAGTTCTAGCCATTTTTTTCCCTAAATCTGTCAGTTATAGTACTCATCTAAAAGACCTGGCATTGATTGAGTAAACATTTCTGGTTGCATCGTTTTGTAGCGGAATAAACCTTCCTGGAAGGCTTTTTCTTGCAGCATCTCAAGCATCTCTGGATCTACTTTTGGCATTTCTACTGGTCTTAATCGCCGCTCGTAGTTGTTATATTCCAACACATCACCCAGCGGACTTAATAAACCGCCAGATTCATCATAATATTTTCCTTGGAATTTAAGGCTATTTTCGCTTTCGATAAGTGGCATGTTAGAGCCACCTTGATGTTCATATGCTTCTTTATAGCCCTTGAACGCAGTGCCTAATTCATTTTTTTGTCGAACAAGCCCTTGCTGTTCTTGAATTGATTGCAGAATTAAATCATCAATATTGAAACGAGATGAAGGGGGTGAATATTTAGCCATAGGTCTGCGTCTTCATCCTCTCTCTCTCCAGTAACCCCTGCTGTCGTATCACTTCCTTCTGGGTTTCCATGGCTCCTTTTAGCACGCTGGCATCCATGTCCTGTTGATATTTGCCCTGCAGATCCATGATCTTTAACTGAACATCGTTCTCCATCTCTGCTACCCGGATGGCTGCATCAGTCTGGCTCTTGTTTTCTTCTAACTGAAGCTTCGCTGCTTCCACCTGGACCCGTGCCTGGATCTCTGCCATCTGGGCCTGCATTAACATTTGCTCAGGAGTTGGTGGAGGCGGAGGGGGTGGAGGCTTCGGAGGTAGCAGCGCGGG